GTAATATTGCAGTCCGCACTCCAGGCGTACTAAGCACCTAAATCGGTGGCGTGGAAGAAAAGATAGGCTGGTGATAACCCCATTGCAAGCCTCGTAGCGTTAAATGGCGACTACACAAGACGGAGAGGACTTGGGTGATACAACTTCTCCATCGAATGACCATTATCTTAGTGAAGGACTAGATGTCATAGACATTGGGTCGGTTGATAGTTCCCTATCACCCTTGGTCAAACTATGTCAGAAATAAACAACATTAGGGAAAATACCTAGTGAATAAGTTAAAAAATAGGACTAAATTATTTACATAGCAACGCATTTAAGGGGAATTAAATGAGAACAAATGACCAATTACTAGCAGATTTAAAAGCAAGCAAAGAATTAGGTTTGCCATTTGAATTAACTGCTGAAGAACGCGCAAGAGCATTTGGTGATGCAGAGTGGCCTAATCGCGATACTACCGAAAGAATTAAAGAGATGTGCAAGCGTTACAAAGATGGTTTAGCTTTGTCTAAAAGCGACATTAAAGAAGTAAAAAAACATTTAAAGGGGATTTAAATGAAAGACTTTATAGGTAGTTGTTTATTAGGCGTTTTATTTGCAGCTATGTTTGTTTACGGCATACCTGCTAATGCACAACAGGTTCAAATGACCGACAGTCGTGGTTACAATTTAGGAACTGTACAAATTAATGGCAACACGGCCCAGTTTGTAAACCCAATGGGAATTACTACTCAGACTGCTACAATATATCCTAACCAAGTCGTAATCACGACACCAAGTGGTTATACACAAAGCGTTGTTGGTAATGCTGGCTACACAGTACCACCTAGCCCATCAACACCGCCAAGTCCTCGTGTGTTGCAATGACTGCAAATGAATTAGCTGATTTAATTGAACGGTGTAATGATTGCGGTTACAACCAAGACGCTGCAAATATGTTGCGTCAATTTGACCTTGCTGAAAGCATTGTTAAGCAACAAAAATTAGAGTTAGATGCGTTGCATAAATTAGTTAAAGAGCAAGATAGAAAAATTATTGATTTAGCATTTAAAAAAGTTTACGCAGAACGCAGTCTTGAATTAAAAGAGCTGTATAACAATGCAGTAGGCAAAACCATTGAAGGTGGTGCTGAATTAGTTTGTGATTCTTTTGTAGATTTTTCCAAATGGATTAGCCCTGTAAAAACTTGAACTGATGATGAAATTTTATGTTTATGGGATTATTGGAGTGGTGAAATCCTTGCTATTGACATTCTTGATTTTGCTGATAAATATAAGCGAGCAATATTAAACGAAGAAGGAATTCTTGAATGGCATCAAGAGTATTGCAAAAAAATGAATGAAGAAGATGCTAAAAAGGTTAATACCTATAAGTTACAAAACGGCAGTCAAATTGATACCTATAAGTATAAAGAACTAACGGATGAGGAAATAAAAGAATTGGCTAGGCAAATGGGTATGGATTTATACGATTATGAAATTGACCCATTAGGTAATTCTTTAGATTTTGCTAAAGCAATACTAAGAAAGGCACAAGAAAAATAATGGAACATGAAAAAATAGGATTTTTGTTGGTTGCAATAGCAATAAGCGTTTTTTTGTTAGCTGGCTCATATTCGCTTATAGTTATTACTCTTTCAAAGGCGTGTTAAGGAAAATGTTTAATGAATTCTGGTCTTTATATCCACGAAAAATTGCTAAAGCAACTGCAAGAAAAGCCTGGGCAAAATTGTCCGCAGAACAACAACTTATGGCTGCAAAAGCTATTGACACACATTGCCAATACTGGAGCGCAAAAGAAACCGAGTTAGAATTTATACCCCATCCTGCTACTTGGTTAAACCAAGAGCGATGGGAAGATGAATTGGTAATTGAACTAAAGAAAGTAAAAGAATCTAAAGAATGGATGTTTAGCAATGAAGGCATTGAAGCTAAAGCTATTGAATTGGGGATTATGGGTAATGGCTATGACACCTATGCAAGCCTCAAAGCCAAATGCATGAAGGCTTTAGGCATGAGTGCGGTATAAGGTATTTATGTGCTTTACGACACAAAAAAGGTTTGACTTGGTTTCGTAAATACATCAGCGAACACAAGTTTGATGAACAACTTTTGCGTGATTTTTATACAGCTTATGAAGCTGGTAACAGGGGAGAATGGGGATGCTTGAAAGGTATATTGTTGCAGCAACAGGGCTTGGGTATTTAGTGGTTGGGTTAGCTCAATACTTCAAAGGTTCAAACTCTAACGCTTTGATTTGGATTGGTTATGCTGCCGCCCAAGTCGGTTTATGGATAAACCTTAAGTGAATTATTTAAGCGTTTGCTCTGGCATAGAAGCGGCTACAGTAGCATGGCATCACATGGGTTGGAAGCCTGTAGGCTTTAGTGAGATTGAAAAGTTTCCCAGCCAAGTGCTTGCACACCACTACCCAGAAGTCACTAACTTTGGTGATATGACTAAATATAAAGAATGGAAATTAGATGAGCCAGTTGGACTTTTGGTCGGAGGAACTCCCTGCCAATCATTTAGCGTTGCTGGATTGCGTAAAGGGCTTGACGACCCAAGAGGCAACCTCGCTCTTACCTATGTGGGACTTCTTGATAAGTTTAGACCCAAGTGGTGCGTTTGGGAAAATGTGCCAGGTGTCCTCAGTTCTGGGGGGGGGCGAGATTTTGGCAGCTTCCTCGGTGCGTTGGGCGAAGTCGGGTATGGGTGGGCCTACAGGGTGCTTGATGCTCAATACTTTGGAGTCGCACAAAGACGCAGAAGAGTGTTTGTTGTCGGATGTCTTGGAGGCTGGAAGTCTGCCGCAAAAGTATTATTTGAGTCCGAAAGCCTGTCAGGGAATATTAAGAAGAGCAGAACAAAGAAGTCGGAAACTTCCAAATATGCTGGAAGAGGCATTGCAACAATCAGCCCAACGATTGGATGTGAACTTGCAAAACAAGTAAATAACCAAATGGTTAAAAATGCTGAAGCGTTTTATATTCCAGAACCTATGCCAACCCCAATAGGAACTATGACAACTAGAATTGAAAGAGGTACAACAGAATGGTTTGAAGGATATATTCAACCAACTTATTGCATACAAGGTGGCGGCACAACAAGTAAAAGTGCTAATGGGTCTGGTTATAAAGAAGAACAAAGTTTTACATTAAATGTAATTGATGTGCATGGTGTTGCTACTAAATTAGCTGTTCGCAGAATTACACCTATTGAATGTGAAAGACTACAAGGTTTTCCAGATAGCTATACAAACATTAAAGAAAATTGCCCAGATGGCCCAAGATACAAAGCCCTTGGTAATTCAATGGCAGTACCAGTAATGCGTTGGATTGGCGAAAGGATTAACAATTATGAAAGAATATGACCCTTACGAATTAGCAGATGAAATTCAAAAAATCTATCCAAAGTTTTGCAAAGCGAAAGGCAACCTCGCTCAGTTCGAGGCATTTCGACACAGTCTTAAAGCTATTGAAATGTCTAAATCAGAAGCACATACGATTGGGGCAAAAGAGATGGATGCGTATAAATCGCAGGCTTTCCAAGAGCTATGTGAGGCCATTGGATTGGCGACAGAAGAAACTGAAATGTATAAACAAGCCATAGACCTTGCAAAGTTAAAATGGGAAACTTGGCGCACAGAGCAAGCCAATAACAGAAATATGGAACGGATGACTAGATGATTGACTACTCTGAAAACTATTTGCGTATACAAAAGTTATTACGGTGTTATCACAACGCTACTCTTAAAAAACAGTATGAAAAGGCTACACTCATAGCCCATGATTTAGCAGAAGAAACCATAAAACTAGAGTTTTCTACTTATGACCAAGTAAGGAAACAATGGCTGAAATAATGCGTAACCAATACCCTACTCATATTGATTATGGGGATTTTGTTGGTTTGCTGCCTACATCGCCAGGCTTTACGCCAAGCAATGTAGACGGAATTGCTGAAAGAAAAGGCAAGTTTTTAGTAATGGAATGGAAGCGGTCAAATGAAAAGTCAAGCAAAGGTCAACAATACCTATTGCGCTCTTTGGCGGCACAACCTAATTTCATTGTTGTTATTATTCGCGGTGACACCGACAATGGTGTAAATATGGGTAATTATTACCTTGTACAACCGCAAGGTGGATGTATATTAATTGGGAATGGCTTTGAGTCTTTTAAAGCCTATTACAAACAATGGTACGAATGGGCTGATGGCAACTAAAAATGAAAAGAACTATATGGCAAGAGTTGCCAGACTCGGTTGTATATTGTGCAGTTCCGTGCTTGGGTATGAAGACAGTCCTGCCGAGCTTCACCACATTAGACGAGCTGGTGTCCGTGCT